GTTCGAGGAAAAAAACTATATGACCCTCGAGATGAAACAACTGTTTATAGCAATAATTCAGCATTATGTATTCTGGATTATCTGCGAGATAGTCGTTATGGATTAGGTGAGCCTGACGCTAATATCGACATGAACTCATTTATTACTGCGGCAAATATTAGTGATGAGACTGTAAATTTAGTGGACTATACGCCATCCTTTGAGGTGCTTGACCCATTATCAATCTCAGAGCAATCAGCAGAAGTTACATCATCATCTCATTCAGTGTCCATCCCATCTGGGCATGATGGTCTGTTTCAAGAAATAAGTATTAAAGCTAAAAAGGGAAGTGGAAAATACACTGCTTTTGGAGCATTGCGGCTAACAGTTAATGGCTCAAATTATGATGTTGGAGGAAGAAACTCGGGTGAAACACTTACTAGATGCGTTTATGCTAATGGCGTAACAATTACATCTTCATCCACTTATGATAAGAATGATTATTATGAGGTGGGTAATATTTTAGACCCAAACCTTGGCGCATCAAACCATTCAACTGATGGTTATTGGTTAGCTTTAGGAGACAATACAATAACAATCACATTTGATGAAGCACTGCCTATAACGAGCATTTCAGTTATAAACAACCCAGACAGCACTTATTATGGAAATAGAGGAAGTGATTTAGAATTTACGTTTTTACCAGCCCCGTCTATAACAACCAGCGATATATCAAGTGGTAATGAGTATGTTATTCATGAAATTGGCACAACAAACTTCACGACAATTGGCGCAACATCTAACACTGTTGGTTTAAAATTTTCATCCACTGGTGCAGGGAGTGGTACGGGGCGTGTATTTCTGTCTAATTTTTCAGAAGCACGATATACCTGTAACGGCACTTTTGAAACAAACGATAAACCAAATAGAATTTTAAAGGACTTGTTATCAACCTGTTCTGGAAGACTTGCTTATCAAGGTGGTAAGTGGGCGTTGCGTGTGGGTGCTTATGTTGCGCCATCGATGACATTTAACGAGGATGATGTTGAGGGTTCAATAGAGGTTGTTTCACAAGTTGGTAGACGAGAAATCTTTAATCAAGTTCAATCAATGTATACCTCCCCATTAGACTTATATCAACCTACTGATGCTCCAATAGTTAAAAATGCTGTGTATTTAGCGCAAGACCAGTATGAAGTTATTACCCGTGATATGGAGTTTCCTTTTACCACTTCATCAAATACCGCACAACGGTTAGCTAAGATTGAGTTAGAAAGGGTGCGCCAACAAATCAGTGTTGTTGTTACGTTCAGTTTGAAGCAAGGCTTAAAAATACAGGCTGGCGATACTATTGGTATTACTAATGCGAGGATGGGTTGGACAAATAAAGCCTTTGTTGTTGAAGAATGGGGAATGAATGTTGCTGATGAGAGTGACAATCCTAGATTAGTGGTTGGGGTAATTCTCAGAGAAATAGCCAGTGACGTTTTTGATTGGAATTTGGGGCAAGAAACAACAGTTGATGCCGCTCCAGACACTAATTTATCAAATAGTTCTATTTATGACCCTCCTACCAATGCGGTTATAACTGAGGAAGTGGTGTATTTATCTGCTGGCACAAAAGGTGCTGGAGGTACAGTTGAAATCACTACCTCATGGGATAACACCAATAATTTTATCAATCAATTCCATGTTGTGTTTGCAGTTTATGACACAGACACAAGCACTTGGGGTGATTGGAAAGAGGGTGGTTATGTCGGTGGACTGAGTTGGAAGGTGGGGTCTTTTCCTTTAGGTGTTTATAAATTCAGAGTGCAAGGGGTAAGTTCTGATGGGAGGTTTACTACTTGGGCGGAGTCTCCATCAAAAACACTAGGCGGTTTATTAGATGACCCTGCTGATATTATTAATTTTGGTATGGATGCAAATGAGGGTCATGCGGCATTTTTAACATGGGATGAGGTCGATGATTTAGATGTAATTCATGGAGGGCATCTCAGGGTTAAGCATCTGCCAGATTCGCATGCTTGGGATTCTACGACAGATTCTATTGCTGATGGTTGGACAGCCGCATCTGACATAGGCAAGCGCATCACTGGTATTACGACTGAAGTTTTATTGCCATTGAGGTTGGGTCATTATTTTATTAAAGCTGTCGATAGTTCTGCTAATGACTCTGTCAATGCGGTTTATGTGGAAAATACTACTGAACCAAAATCAACTGCTGAGTGGCTTACTGGTTCGGGCGACCCAATCAGCACCGATGGGGTTGTGGGTGATTTATGGATTAACACCACATCAACTAAGTTGTGGAAGAAAACATCTGGTACACCAGCTTGGGTGACTGTTGTAAGCAAACTTAAAGGAGAGGATGGAGTCGATGGGGCTGGTATAGAGTATATCTTTGCGGTGACTTCTGACTCAAGTAGTGCCCCTAGTTCTCCAGTTAACACTTGGGGATTCGACCAGCCATTAAATCCTTGGTATGACGGAGCACCATCTGTAACAGCATCTAATAAAGCCCTTTGGCGAGCACACAGAGTTATTGCAGGAAATCCCGATGTGGGAGATAGTGTTTCTGATACTTGGTCTAGTTCTACAGTTGTAGGAAGATTTGGAACAGATGGGTCAAGCACTACTGGCGCAACTGGCAGACGTACCGCAACGGGATTCTTGTATTATGGTACCGCTCAAGCTAGTTCTCCAAATGCACCAGCTATTGGTTCTCTCAATACACCATATAATCCTCGCAAATATAATTACACATCGTATAGTAATGGAGGAACTACTTGGGCGGCAGGAACATTCACCAACACTACAGCAGGGTGGTCTACGAGCACCCCTGTTATGCAACCAAGCTCATCCTCTGCAAAGTATTGGGCAGTTCATTATCATGTTATTGAAGCATCTTATGGCTCAACAAGCCAGACCGTCACCCTTGGCTCAGTCATTAACTCAACCAGTTTTGATGGTGTTGTAACATTTACTAATAACTCAACAGGTGGAGCTGGCACCACTCATATTGCTGGCGGAGATATTGCGACAGGCACTATATCTTTAAACAGATTAGACAACAGCACTAATAGTGTGTCTGGGCGTGGAAATTTTCAATTAGGAAAGGAAGCGAAAATTGATAATGTCACTGGCGTGATAGCGGCAGAATCTACAGACTCAGGGCATAACGGTATTATAGCAACTACTGACAGCACAACCCCAATAGCAATAGCTGGAGGTGCGCCCCTTACAGGAACCGCTTTGTGGGGTGGTAATGGTGGGTCTGCTGGAGCTAGTGGGCATACTAGAATAGGGTCATTAGCGCACTCAACCCAAGCAGGTTGGTTTGAGAATGGTAACAGCAGTACATCATTATCAATATGTCCAGATGGGTCTACTGCATTCGCTCTCTCAGCTAATGGTGGCATCTATACTAATTCAACTGTTAGCGCAGGAACAACAACTCGTTCGGTTATTCTTGGTTTGTCCAATGTAGCTGTAAGAACAGGAGTGACAGGTGGTGGTGAAAATACAGACCTAACTACTGGTACTTTCGGCATGATAACTCAAGGAGATGTTTCTGTCGGTGGAACAACTGTTCATTTTACTGCATCGCACATGGGGTTATTACCTAATAATGTTGATGTCACTCAGGGGGATATTTTGGTGGATACTGCCAATATTGTAGGTGATGTTGATATATCAAATGTACTGTCTATTGTAGAAGTCTCAACCACATCTAATCAAGCAGGGGGCATAGGTATATACAACAAAAGCGTGGATGTAATTCCTGTTAATTTAAAAGCGTCAGTCGAGGGGTTAGCATTAGAAGATGCTGACGACAGGGTGAAGCCTGAGTATTCTCAGTTGCTAGAGGATAATAAAGTATTATTTATGAACGCTTTAGGTGAGGGTCGCATTAACGTAGTTAGTCAAGGCGGAGATATTTCTATCGGAGATTTAATTGTCTGTTCAGATATAAAAGGAAAGGGCATGAAACAGGACGATGATATTGTTCGTAGTTATACTGTGGCAAAATCAAGAGAAAATGTGGTTTTTGAAACTAGCGATG